GAACGGCTGATCGACGACCTCCTCGTGCTGTCCCGGGCCGAGTCCGGCGCCGTACAACTGGAGATGGAGGAGGCCTCCCTCTCCGCCTTCCTCCCCCGCGTGGTCGACCCGCACCGTCCCGACGCGGACCGGATGGGAAAGAGCATCGACGTGACGGCAAGCGAAGGGAGGATCCGCGCCGATCTGCGGAAGCTCGCCCTCGCCCTTTCGAACCTGATCGACAATGCCCTGCGATATGGCGGCGATGCTCTCTCTTGCCAAAGAGTTCAATCTGCCGGTGGTCGAGGATGCCGCATGCGCCATCGGCAGCGAGATTAAAATAGACGAAAATTGGGAAAATTTAATTGAAGGTTTGAAGTATATATCAAATAGTATTGTCCAAACGGTAATTACACAAGAAAAAAAAGCTGACGATTATTTAAAAGAATTTATAAGAGTAAATAATGTCTCAAATAGTAAAATATGGGAAATAAGCTGTGATAACGAGTTTGAAACATTTCAAAAGAAAAAAAAAGATAAAGAAAATGTCGTTATATGTGTAAATCCTTATAGAGATAAAAATTATTTTAGTGAGCGATTGAAATGAAAAAGCGCAAAGGATATAAAAGGTAATTATGGAACTAATAATAACGAGCATTTTAACTATAAGCAGTATTTTAAGTTTAAGTTTATTTATATATCTAATTATTCAAAACATAAAACTGAGAAATGAATATAAGAATTTAAAAGATAACAAGTGAGAAGTAATTTATACAGAAGTGTGAAAAAAATAGTTAAGAACAATTTAATATAATGAAAAAACAAGGATTTTCTTCGCATCCAAATAATATTAATAAAAATGGACGACCGAAAGGAACTAAAAACAAATTTACTTCTCTCAAAGATTCTTTTTTAGAAGCATTTCAAGAGATAGAAAAAACAGATGTTCCGTTGTTTCAATGGGCATTAAAAAACAGGCGTGATTTTTACGGTTTAATTTCCAAGATGTTACCGACAACAAGCAAGGATGAGGTTAAAGCGATAGTAAATGTATTTATAAAAAAATACAGTGATGACGAAGTAAAAGAAATACCGAAAATAGAAGAAGAAAAAAAATGAGTGATATAGAACTACCTTTTAACTACGAAGCAAGACCATATCAACTACCCATATTAAAAGCATTAGACAGGGGTATAAATAGGGCAGTATGGGTATCCCACCGAAGAAGCGGTAAAGACAAAACAATGATAAATTTTATAGCGAAAAAAATGTTTGAAAGAGTAGGAACATATTATTATTTCTTCCCGACTTTTTCACAGGGGCGTAAAATATTATGGGATGGCATGGACAAGGAAGGATTCAAGTTTATGAATCATATTCCCGAAAGCATAAGAAAAAGAACTGATAATACACAAATGCTAATTGAAGTTATAAACGGTTCTATATTTCAGATAATTGGGACTGATAATGTTGATAGTGTTGTAGGAACTAATCCTATTGGTTGTGTATTTTCTGAGTATTCTTTACAGGATCCAGTCGCATGGGATTATATACGGCCTATATTAGCAGAAAATGGCGGATGGGCAGTATTTGTGTTTACGCCAAGAGGCGAAAATCATGGCTATGATATATACGAAATGGCAAGGAATGATACTAAAAATTGGTTTACGCAGCTACTTACCGTATTAGATACAAAAGCAATACCTGAAGAAGTTTTAAAACAAGAACAGGAAGAAATAATCCAGAAAAACGGTAATGATGCAATATATCAGCAAGAGTATATGTGTAGTTTTAATGTAGCTAATACCGGCGCTTATTATTTACATCAATTAAAAAAAGCAGAAGATGAAAACAGAATTACAAGTGTTCCAGTAGAAGAATCTCTGCCAGTAAATACATATTGGGATTTGGGTATTGATGACTCAACGACAATATGGTTTATGCAGACAGTCGGCAAAGAGATACATTTTATTGATTATTACGAGACATCCGGGGAAGGATTACAGCATTATATACAAGTTTTACAGGATAAAAAATATATATACGATAAACATTATGCTCCGCATGATATACAAGTCAGAGAGCTAGGAACAGGCAAGTCAAGATTAGAAACAGCGAAAAGTTTAGGTATTAACTTTCAAGTGGTTAAGAAAATGGCAATAGATGACGGCATACATGCTTGTAGAACACTATTTAATCGGTGCTGGTTTGATAAAGTTAAATGTTCGAGAGGTTTGAAAGCATTAAAAAGTTATTGCAAAGAATATGACGATAAAAACAAATGTTTTAAATCGCACGCATTACATAATTGGTCATCTCATAGCAGTGATGCGTTCAGGACTTTTGGTGTTAGTTTTAAAGATTATGTTCGGCAAGAGTTAGTTGAAAAATCAAGTGTAAAACTTAAATTCTACAGTTAAAAAAAGAGGTTAAAAATGATAGTATGTTCAAATTGTAAAGCACAGATAACCAAAGGCGAAGAGGTTAAATATGATTTAGGCAAAAATGAATTATATTTTAACTGTTTTAATTGTCAGAACAAAATAACAATACACAGTTTTGAACAAATTATTAATACGAAAGCAGACTTAAAAACAATACAAGATGATATACAAAAGTTACTTACTAATTTAACGGAGGCAAAAGATGAACGAAAAAAAAGCAAAAGAGATAAGAAAAACGGTTTATAAAGATATGTCATTTAAGGCAGAGACAAAATATGTGCCGGGCAATAATGGCGGATTAGTAACCACAGGACTAAAATCAATATACAAGCATTATAAGAACAAATATAACAGGGAGGAGTAAAATGTCAAAGTATAAACAGAGTATAGTGCAAGAAAGGAACGACGAAAGTTTAATGAACGTGCAGTTTGATAACCCATTAAAAAAGGGTTCAAGTAAGAAGGTTATATCAAGTAATATATCAGAGTTAATGCACACTGGGCGGCCACAACGCCAAGCGGTCGCAATAGCTATGTCAGTTGCCAAAAAGAGTAAAAAACATAAATAAATTATGGATAATACTAAAAAAGATTATGAGCAACACTATAAAACTATTGG